AAGCATTATATCGTTCACCACTAGCAGTTGTTCTGCCATGATATCCGTCACCAATTCCATAATGTGATGCGAGGGAACATCCGCTCGCTGCCTTTGCTGTTACGGGTGCCAATCCGACAAGACCAAAGACGATGATAGAAGAAATGGCTTTAAGCATTAAAATTGATAGAACTCTACATCCCAATAGAGAAAGCGCACTTCCCCTTTCTCAAGGGGCAATCTCCTGGGCTCTAAATGTCACATCACCTTCTCATGATGCAATCGCTGTAAAGCGATTTTTCATTATAAGTGATTATTTATTCCCTGTCAAGAGTTTCGTGAATAATCACAATGCCCATGATGGGAACAGTGATCAATAGAAATCCCAATATACCAAGAGTTATGGGATTTGTCAATATCATTTCTGGTATGTGGATCATTGTTCTAAATATTTTTAATATTGTTAAAAAAATAATGCAATTTATTGATGTAGATACACATGTTTTTATTGAAGATGTATATAAAGATTTATTAGAACCATACAAAAGTTTAGCACCGCAATTTGTATGGAAAACATATTCTAAAAAACCCAAATTTTGGGACAATATTTGGGGCAAAGAAACTCCTAGAGATAGTTTAGAATTCACACTCAAACATTATAACTGGCAGGGACAAAAATTTTTATGTGATGAAAACGGATATCATGATATGGATATTTTTCCAGGTGGAGTTTATAAAAATTTACAAGCTATAAAAGATGGAAAGGGTCCATTTAGAGGAGATTTAAATTACTCTTGGGAAGGAGCAAGAAATTTAAATGAAAGAAAAAAAAATTTAAATGCTTTGGGGATTGATAAAAATATTATCAATCCATTTAACTATATGATGGGATTAAGTTATAGAATTGATATAGAACTATCAAAAGCACTTAATCAAAATTGGAATAATAAAATACAGAAAATTTGTCTTAATGAAGATAGATTTTGGCCCTTAATTTCTATCCCATTTCAAAATAAAGATATTAATTTCAATATAAAAATGATTGAAGATGGATTAGAAAATGGTTCCGTTGGTATAACTATGGGAGAACATTTTACCTATGCAGACAATTGTTTGGGTAGAATGTGGGGTATGTGCGAATGGATGGATCCATTTTGGTTTCATGCTAATGAGCATCAATATCCAATTTTTTTTCATGCCATAGACTGCTGGTATGATGGATTGAGATGGTTTAAGAAATCAAATTCAAAAGTAAAGAACAATTGGGTAAAAATTCACCAAAAATTAATGCCACTATTAACTACTGACATTTGGGAAAATGACCCTGAAAATTTAAATTTAACTATGATTCCAAAAATTATTCCCCACTATCAATTAAGTTTTGCTAGTCTAATTGTTAGTGGTGTTTTAGACAATTATCCCAACCTTAGATTAGTTTGGGCTGAAAGAGGAATATCGTGGGTTATTCCAACATTAAATTTACTTTCAGAACTATTAAATCGAGATTGTTCAGTTTATCTAAAAAACTGGTCCTTTACTTGCGAACCAGAGTGGGATAATTTTGCAGAAGATGCCAAAAAAATTGGATATGATCATTTATTATTTGCTTCTGATTATCCACATTATGATCCATCAGGAAGAAATAGGGATAACGACATATCGTGTATCATGTCATTAGATACTGATCATATTAACAAAGAAAAAATTGCTAATATTAATGCAAAAAAATTATTTGATAAAACTATGTTTAAGTAAACTATTTCCTATGCCATCCTTCAGGTTCAGTTTCGTGTATCCAATCTTTTAGATTTCTAACATATTGTCTTAACAATCTAGATTGTTCAATATGAAATTGATCTTGAGTTTCTAGATGCAATGTAGTATGCAAGTCAATTGCATCTAAACATTTTTTTATGACAGGATTCCATGGCTCCCTAAAAGGAGTATTCCATTCGCGTGCCATTGAATTTTGCACTATGAGTTACTATTTATTTTACATCATCCTAAATAATTTTAGTATTATTGTCAGAAAAAATGAAAAAACTTCTATTGGTTTTTTCGTTATTCTTCGCTATTCCCACAAGTGCTGCTGAGATTACTTCTAAAATTACAGATTCTGTCCAACTCAAGGTAGATGCAGCTGCCTCTCAAGCGATCCGAGTTGGTGGTCAATATTCAGTTTCAGGTACGAACATTCAATCATCCACGTTTGGTGGTGTAGGTGGTGCTGGTACATATTCAATTAATACTGCTGGTCAAGCATTTACGTTTTCTGAAACGTTAATTGATGCAGACACCGCACCTAACTCTGTATCAACTGGCGCTATTGCACCTTATGGAAATATTACCTCTACTGCTGCTGGTGCTGCTGGAAGTCTTGCTGGTACTTTGTCTAACACATCAGTCCCTACTGTGACTGCTGGTGGTGCTGGTACGACAGCGACAGGTCAAAGATCTATCGAATTGAGCGTATTTAAATGAAAAAAATCCTAGCAGGGATATTCCTGCTAGGGTTTTGTAATGCTTCCCTAGCAGAACAAGTTGTTCCTAATTTTACTAGAGGAACAATAACAGCAACAACAGAAACATCTACAAAGATTATAGAAACAATACGCCAAGTTGAATATACAACTGGCACATCATACACTGTCACTGGAACAAATATTAATATCCCTGCCACTCCTCATCAAGGAGCAACCTATACTATTATGACACAAGGTGCTCCATTCCAGTTCAGTGAAACTCATCTTGGACCTGGAGTGGCAAAAGAAACATGGATAGATCGAACTACAGAACAAAAATCTACAACAAATTCTATATCAGTCTTTACTCAATAGCATTTCTTTTTTATGGCACGGTTTACGCTCAATCTGCTCCTTCTAATACTAATATCGCTGGTCCTAGTGCTTCCGCTACAGGTAATGTTACTAACCAAGCTGTCCAAGTCTTACAAGGTCCGTTCGCAGTTAACACCTACGGATCAGGAGTTAGTTGTCAAGGACCAACAATAAGTGTTTCTCCATTTGTATTAGGAAATCTAAGTGGTAATAATGATCCCACAACATATCAAACTCATAATGGTAACGCTGGTATGAGTTTTGGTTTTAATTTTCCTCTTGATGGATCACTACAAGAAATCTGTAAGACACGGGCAAAGGTTGAGATTGCTAGACAACAAGCTGAAGCAGATAAAGCAAGACTTGACTTTGAATTAGTCAGGTTATTGAAATGTGGTGAAGCAATCAAGTCTGGTATTACATTTCATCCAGACAGTCCATACTATAAGATCTGTGCTGATGTAGTTGTGAGGTATCCAAGTGCCAATAAACAAAATTGATAATATTGGTGTTCAAGGTCCAAGTGTAATTCCTACAATAGATGCACCAGTAATACAACAAACACCACCTCCAGTTAGTCGCGGTTTGGCATTACCAGTCTTTCGTATGCCAGATCCATCAATCAAATATCCTGTAATCAATGTACCAACACAGGAAGAGTTTGATGCTGCTGTAAATGCAGAAAAACAAAAAGAGCAACAGCAGCAACAGGAAGAAAAGACTAGAGTATTACCAGATAGTAAACCTATACTACCACAAATTCCTGTTCAAAATATACAGGATAATCGGATTATTTCCGATGATGCCCCCAAAACTAATCTAGGAGTGCCCGTCATTGAAGTACCAATCGTCGGGGAAGTTCCAGTTCCTCCAAAAGAACAGGTTATACTTGCTGGCACCACTGCTACTGCTTCTGTTGCTGCAGCTCTTGTTGGCAAATCCTTGGTGGAATGGATGGTAGGTAAAATGAAACCTATCGTGCAACAGATACTAGTAAGGGGTAAGAAACTTTTGAAAAAAGATCTTACCCCTTATGAACTTCAAGTATATTTTGCTTTTGAAAAGAGTGCTTCTCTGAAAAAAATCAATAAGTCACTCAAGAAAGAACAGAAAAAAGATAAACAAAGGCAGTATAAAGAATTTCACGAGAAGTAATTACTTCTTCTTCTCTTCATCTTCTCCACTTTTTTTCATAGTATTGATACCAAATGTGGCAGCGGATGCTGTAAAGACTGTAGCAATAAAGGTAGGATCCATCTTAGATAGCATACCTGCATAGCTAGCTGTTAGGAGAGCAGCAGACCAACTCAAAATAGCAACACGAATAATAGTAGCCATACATTTGTCTTTTTTTGTTTCTTCCATTTTAGATGTGAGTTAGGTTAACGTTTTTCTCAATCGAAAATACGACCCCATCCATCATTACCACCTGGACACCAACGTGCTTTGAGCATTGCCTTACTATAGACAGTGCCTTTACCGTTCGTTACTGGTCCTTGATAACCATCATTACATGAACCATAAGGATCGTTGATCACATATCCATCGCCTTTCTTGCCAATTACAACACACATGTGCCCACCAGTAGGTGCAGATAAAGAACCGCGATGAAGGATGCCAATAACGACAGGTTTCCCAGCAGCAAGACTTTTATCAATATCAGCAAAAGAAAGATTGTAACTAAAGTGTGACTTAACTCCATAACCTGCAAGTACCTTTGTTTGTACCGCATGATCTGTAGTATCGCCAATCGCAAATACTTTTTTAACGTAAGCATCATCTCCCTTTGATCCAACTAAAGTTCCTGGTTTAAAATATTCCAGACACATTGCACAGGCAGATGAATTGCAAGTACGATGTGCATCCCTATAGTTGTCTACTTGATTATAGTAAGGAACTGGTAAAACGTCTGGAATTGTTGGCTTTTCACGATATTTCTCTATCCAGTCAGCACTATCAAACAATAGTTCTTTTGGTAAAGATTGCTGTAATAATTCTACACCAGCAACATGATTTGCATTACGCTCACTAAAAAATTCAAAGAATTTATGTAGATCTACTGCACCACCAAAAGCATTACCACCACGATACTTCGTAACCCATGCACAATTTTGTTGCTTTAAATCTGCTGGAAGAGCATAAGATAATAAAGATACTGCTGCAACGTGTGTTGGTTTTGTTTCATCATAAAACTTAAAAAAATCAATAAGTTTTACCATTTTTACTACCTCTAATTTTGTAATTCTTCTAACTTACTATTTAATATTTTAATTTGTTGTCTATATTTGTTGTCTAATACTTTTCTATTATTATCGATTAAAATATATCTAATACTATCACATATTCTTATAACAGAATCCTGCAATATTTTAAAATATACAAATTTATGTACCCAGCAAAGTTGATCTAAATCAACTAAGTAAAAATTATTTTGGGGATCAACAATAATATTATTGTCATGAATATCATCTGCACACAAAATATATTCTTGACCATTAAATGTAATTCTATGTTTTCCGAGTTCAAATAAAAAATTAATTAATGTATTGACTACTTGGCGTGCAAAATCATAGTCCCCAGTTTCAAGTAAATATTCATCTAAATTTTTTCCTTCAATATATTCATATTCATAATAGGTATCATTATATTCAATAATATTTGGAAATATATTTTTGTTAGTTTCTAAAGCAAGTTTAATAGCTTCAGTACGAAATAAAAGTAAACTACTTTTATTATAACAAGTCATATATTTTTTGATTGTTTTCATGATTTATTTTTTTTAATAAAATATTCTGCATCCAATACAACCAATGGTTTTTTACCATTCTTTTTAATAAAGACTATAGGTTCATAGTCTTTAGAATTAGCACAAGCCTGTTCATATGCATCCCAAATATTCAGTTTCTCCTGGTTCTTACACTCAATAGAAAATGGGAATTTTTGCCTGGCATCTCTTGCCATAATAAGATCTTCGCCGCCAGCACCCATACTGCGACTTTCAATGTCTTCGGGATGTACTTCAAGATGCTCAATCAGTTGATCACGAACCCATTGTTGCAATCTTCTGCCCTTTGCCTTAGCAGATTGTGGACGCATAAAAAAATACCCCTTTCGGGGTATTTAGTCAAAGTTGGAAACCAGCAAATGTATCTTTCTTCATATCCTGTTTAATACCACCAACTAGATAACTTTCAACTTCAGTTTCTTGTGGGGCAACTTGAAGTCCCTTGGAAGAAATCCAATGTTCAGTCCAAGGAAGTGGATTGTTTTTAGAAGAAATATCGTAGATTGGTTTCAATCCAATCGCTTTCATGCGACGATTAGCAATCCACTCAACATAAGAACTAAGAAGTTTTTGGTTTAATCCAATCATTGATCCATCTTGGAATAGATATTCTGCCCATTCCTTTTCTTGATCAACTGCTTTTCTAAACATCGCAACGATATTTTCTTCCTCTTCCCTAGCAATCTGCTCCATATCTGGATCATCACCTTCTTTCCACTTATTCAAAATATTTTGAGTAAGTACAAGATGTTGATTTTCATCACGAGCAATTAATGAAATGATCTTTGCAGATCCTTCCATTACTTTTAGTTCACCAAAAGCAAATGAACATGCAAACGAAACATAGAAGCGAATACCTTCAAGGATGTTAACATTAGCAACTGCTCTATAAAGTTTACGCTTTAATTCGTAAAGTTCATTTCTAGCAGAAGGGACACCTTCACTTACAAACTTCCACTGATTGCTACTATCATATGCATGAGCAGCATTAATGAAATCATTATATGCTTCAGTTACAGACTTAGCTCTATCTAAAATCTTTTGATCGTCTAAAATTGTATCAAAGACTTCTGAAGGATCCGAATAGACATTCTTGATGATATAAGTATAAGAACGACTATGGATCATCTCCATAAATTCCCATACCTTCATAGCACCTTCTAGTTCTGGTAGTGAACAGTATGGTGCAAATGCCATACTAGGTCCACGACCCTGAACACTATCAAGAAGAACTTGATACTTTAGGTTAGAAGTAAAGATATGTTTTTGTTCTTGTCTTAGTGTCTGGTAGTCACTACGATCCTTTTGTAAGGATACTTCTTCTGG